CAGCAGCCCAGCATCAAGATCAATCACGGCGTGCTGCACGCCGGCCGGCCTGGCAGCGGCAAGGATTCACTGTGGGCACCGTTCCTGTGGGCGGTGGGCGGCGAGGGGAAGACGAACGTTGCGACCGTCAGAAACGAGGAGATCAATTCCCAGTGGGGCTACGCTTTTGAGTCCGAGGTGCTGGTGCTCAACGAACTGCGCCAGCCCGAGGCGTCCGACCGTCGCGCGCTGGAGAACCGACTCAAGCCCCTGCTCGCTGCGCCGCCTGAACTGATATCGATACAGCGTAAGGGACTACACCCCTACGACGCCGCCAACCGGCTTCTGGTGCTGGCGTTTTCGAACGAGCGTGCCGCCATCTCGTTGCCCAGCGATGACCGCCGTTGGTTCGTCCTGTGGTCCGAGGCCGAGATCATGCCCCCTGACGTTGCGGCGCGCCTGTGGGCCTGGTACGCGGGCGGTGGCCTGGCGAGCGTGGCGGCCTGGCTTCACTCGCGGGATGTTTCGACGTTCCAGCCTGGCGCCGCGCCGCCCATGACTGAGGCGAAGGCCATCATGCTGCAGGCGGGCCTTAGCGGGTCCGAGGCGTGGCTGGTCGAACAGATGACGCACCGTGTGGGCCTGTTCGCCCGTGGCGTGGTCGGTGGCCCGTGGCAGGGCTTCCTGGAGGGCTTGCAGGCCCGTGCACCGGCCCATATCAAGCTGGTAGTCCCTGCCCTGCTGCATGCGTTCCGTGAGGCCGGATGGGAAGACATGGGGCGGGTTTACTCGGTTGAGCACCCGACGAAGAAGCATGTGTTTCGCGCGCCTGATTGGACCGGCAGCAAGTCCGAGGCGCGCCGCTTGGTGGACCTGCCCGAGCCCAGCGCGGCTGACATCATCGCGCGGGTCAAGGGCTGACAGGCAAGAAAAAGCCCGCCGGGCTTATGGCCGGGCGGGCTTGAAGGCCCCGGGAGGGGCGTCAGGAGAAAGTTGGCAGGCCCGACTATAGATCAAGGATGATGATCAGTCCAGCAGCCAGCAGCAGGGCCAGGCCGGCCCAGATCATTCATCCTCCAAAAGTGACCAAGCGTCCGCCAGCGCGGCCTGGTGGTCCGGGCAAAGATCATCCTCAATTTGTTCAAGCGCCCAGCGTAGCGCGGTTTCTAGGTGCTCGATGTGAGCACGGGTCCGTACGCGGGCACGGCGGGCTTCCCAGCGTTCATCGGCCAATTCCTCGGCGTTAAGGGGCCGGTCAGGGTCGAGACAGGGCATAGCGGGTCCGTACATGGTCAGGCCTCCACCGTTTCGATTTCCACAAAGTAATCCACGGGCTTGCGACCGGGGTTCGATTCCCATTCGTCGTGGGCCAAGTCGTCGAGCGTGTCGTCGTCTGCACCTTCTGGCGCGTCAAATTCCACGCGGTAAACCACGGTTTCGGTAACAGTTGCGTAGCGTTTCATGTTGCGATCCTCTCAAAATGGCGCCGCTGGCGCGTTGACGGGATAGGGCACTGGCGCGCGCACGGGCTTAGGGTCAGGCGCGTGGCCGGGGGCCGGTAGCGTGGCAGGGAAGGGCCACGGGCGGGGACGGGGTGGCGTGGCGGGGTGCATAGGGTTGGAGCGGGACATGGTCAACCCCTATGCATTGCAACAGCCACAGCATGGGGCATCTTCACACCGTCCCTTGCGGTTCCGATAGAACTCCCTCCCTCCCGATGTCCAGACATGGGAAACCCCACGCTCGAGACTCTGGCGCAGATACCGGCCGGCATGCGCTGCAGCATCCGGGTCGGCATCCGCCAGATCAGGGTCAATCGAACGGGCTAGGGCTAGGTCCGGGTCAATCGCAGGGATCAGGTCGGACAGATAAGCCCGGCCCTTGCCAGCGTAAACGATGGTGTCACCGGGGCGGATAGGGGCGCCAGTACGGGCGCACCGGCCGGGGAAACGGGCTTGCATGGTCTTCATTGTGTTGTCTCCGGTAGCAGTTTGTTGGCGAACCATTGTGCGGCTTCAGGGTTTGAATAAACCCTACGCTCGATATCGTTTCCAGAATCGGTATCGGTAAACCGCACAGTGAATCGGCCGCTAGGCCAATCAGCGGTTACCGTGACGGCTAGCCCGTCCGATGGACTGGTGCGGGAAAAAATGACGTCAGGCATAGTTGACCTCTCAGATAGAACGGATGGATATGACACGCTTCTCATGCCCGGCAGCATGGTCAGCGATCACGATGTTGCGCGCGGCTTTGCTGGTGCCGGCGCACAGCATGCAGTCAGAACACTGGGCCTTACGGCCGCCCTCGATGCTCGCAGGGCACGTGACCTCAAGGGGCTGTTTGTCCACGCCAATTGACACCCGGAAATAGCGCATTCCCATGGCGGTAGCTTGTGCGGCCTCTGCAGCGGTATCGGCGGATGCCATCACCAGTGGTGACCATGCGCGCGCGTCGAACCCGTGAGCTTGCCATTGGTGGGTGTACCCGACATGGCCGGCACTCAGCGACACCAGTAGCGCCCACAATTCCACGGGCGCGGCCGCGGGGTCACCGTAAGTGCCAAGCCTGAGCTTGCGGCCACGCAGCGCGGCGCGCACTTGGTCAATCGATGATGCGCGCGCATATGACCCGCGACGATACGCGCCGTAGACTGCAAGCACACTCTTGCCCACATTGACGTAACACGGGGCATCGCCCGTAGTCTGCGCGAGCATTGGACGATGCGGGCACAGTCCGCATACGCTGGCATCATCGCCCGTCTTGAGTGCAGTGTGAGGCTCGACGTCCGACCGGATGATGAAAGACTGCACCAGATCGCCCGTTTTGCCATTGGCGCTGGATTGGTCGAGCCCTGTCAGGATCACGACGATAGGCTTGCCATCGATGGTGGAGGGGCCATCGTAAACAATCAGGCTGTTGGTGTTTGGCATGGTGTACCTCAGTGGATTGGATTGGACTGTGTGATGCTGGCGCATCCCATAAGCGCCCGTTGGGGGCGCCTAGACGGATGGGTCAGTCCGTTAGCTTTGCGATGGTCTTTCGGGCTTCTTCTACAACCTCTTTCACCATGTCCCCGTAGTAGTCGGAGGATGCTACAAACTGGCTCACACTGTCATAGCAGCATCCCCCGAGGTATGTAGTGCCAAGCGTGATCCCTTCCTTCCGGGCTTCCACACGGGCCACAAAATAGACCCACACGCCATCGTTGATCTTTCGCAGTGTCTCGGCTCGCTCCTCCTCGGTTTCGTCCCAATCCGGGGGCATGTCTTCCGGGGTGACGGATAGAACAATCTCGAAACCTGCGGCGGTTTCAGTATGTGCGGTTTCCCAATAGGTTGCCATATTGGACTCCAATCAAATGAAAGCGGCGAGCAAAAACCCGAGGGTGGCGCCGAAGGCGCATGCGAAGATGATGTCACGGGGGCGCATGGTGTGGCTCACATTTCAAGCATTGGCATGCCGCACTCGTCGCGCATGGTGTTACGGGTGAAGATCCACGACGCACCGTTAATGGTGAAGCTGACAGAATCGCCGTGCGTCATCTCGGCGAGCTTAGGAGCAACAACGGCGCACACGGTGCGCTCCCATTCGATCATCGCGGGGGGCGTATCGTCGCCGCCGTGTGCGCGAGCGTAATAGTCATACACGCCATACGCGCCGTCCTCAAAGAACCAGTTTTGTCCATCGTAGGTTCTGACAGGCACAGTTGACGCGATGGTGTCGCCGGGTACGAAATGATCAATCCAGAAACGGTCAGTCATGATAGGCGCCTTAGGCGGTGAGTTGAGACATCCATAATGTACGGGATTGTTGTTCACCCAGTGAAGTGTAGGGGCTTTGCCAATCATATGATGATTGCCAAGCAATTGCGTTACCTAAGTTGGGGCAAGGGGATTAGACAGCGATCTAGGTGCAAAACTAGGTAGCGACTAGGCGCCGTCTGCGCCCCTCTCCACCGAGGGCGCTATGCTTTATAGGTAGTCTAATCTATACCATACCAAGAAAAGTAAAAAGTAATAAGTATACTGACGATCACGGCGACGCACGCGTCCGGCGCGGCTTCGATATGCTACGCCCAGAGCGCCTACCATGACCTATAAGCTTTTTGACCCTCAAGACCACGATCGCGCAGCTGCGCACCCGTCAGACAACATAGGCGCATGGCATGGCATAGCCTAGATCACCTAGCAGCTGGATGCCATGCTGGCCAGGGCATCAACCCCGATAGGCGATGCCTAGAGCGCCTAGCATGACCTAGCTGGTAGCTGGGGGCTTGCGACCCAGGCGCCAGGACGGGGGGAGGGGGAGGGCCGGCGACCTGAGCGGTCAAAAACGAAGGGGCCGCAAACAATTTTTATTTTTTGGAGGCACAAGCAAAAATTATTTTTGCAAACACAAACGGAAAAGGCTTACGCTATACTCAGACCGCCATGTTCAAGTCGCTCCCGCTGACCATCCGCGAAGTCAAGGCTACGGAGGCCGTGCTGAACCGCGTGTATGACGCAGCGAAACTGGGTTTGAAGGGCGACAACCTGGCGCTGGCGGCTGGGCTGTTGCCGAGCGAGTACCGGCGCTTGCGCGAACTGGACCCGATTGCAGAGTTGGCCGAGCAAAAGGGGCGCGCGGATGGCGAGATCGCCATGTCCACGGTGTTGCATGAGGCGGCGATGAACGGCGACTCCAAGGCGGCGCTTGAGATATTGAAGCACGCTCACGGCTGGGTGGCAAAGCAGCAGGTACAGATCGACGTGGCGCAGCAGATCAGCATCACGGCGGCGCTTGAGCAGGCGCAGTCGCGGGTGTTGGAACTCGTACATGAGGTGACGGATGCAAGAGCCCCGGTTCTCGGCGGACCAAGAGCAAGGCTTGATGGCCAGGCTCTGGAGTCCGGCAATAGCGAACGACCCTGAGAAGTTCGTCCTGTTCGCGTTCCCGTGGGGCGAGAACGGCACGCCGCTGGCCAAGCACAAGGGGCCGCGTGCGTGGCAGCGTCAGGTGCTGCGCGACATCCGCGACCACATCGCCAAAAACCAGACCATAGACGCCTACCAAGTGCTGCGCATGGCCACGGCGTCAGGCCGCGGCATCGGTAAGTCGGCGTTGGTGAGTTGGTTGGTGGTGTGGATGCTGACCACGCGCATCGGCGCCAGCGTCATCGTGTCGGCCAACAGCGAGGCGCAGCTCCGCAGCATCACTTGGGCCGAGATCACGAAATGGCTGGCGATGTTGATCAACAGCCACTGGTGGGAGATCAGCGCGACGCGGATCACGCCGGCCAAATGGTTGAGCGAGATCGTGGAACGCGATCTGCGCAAGGGCACGCGGTACTGGGGCGCGGAGGGGCGGCTGTGGTCGGAGGAGAACCCTGACGCCTACGCCGGCCTGCACAACTCAGACGGCGTGCTGCTGATCTTTGACGAAGCCAGCGGCATACCGGACACGATCTGGGACGTGGCGCAGGGCTTCTTCACGGAGAACACGCCGCACAGGTTCTGGCTGGCGTTCAGTAACCCGCGGCGCAACCAGGGGTACTTCTACGAATGCTTCAACGCCAAGCGGGCGTTCTGGAACACGCGGCAGATCGACGCGCGCACGGTCGAGGACACGGACAAGAGCGTCTACGAGCAGATCATCGAGGAGTACGGCGAGGACAGCCCGCAGGCCCGCATCGAGGTCTACGGCGAGTTCCCGTCAACGGGCGACGAGCAGTTCATCGCGCCAAGGCTGGTCGATGAGGCATTCAAGCGCGCCAAGTACAAAGACCCCGGAGCACCCATCGTGATCGGCGTGGACCCGGCGCGCAGCGGGTCGGACTCCACCGTCATCGTGGCCAGGCAAGGGCGCGACCTGGTGGAGATCCGGCGCTACCGCGGCGACGACACCATGACGGTCGTGGGGCACGTCATTGAGGCCATTGAGGACTTCAAGCCGACGCTGGTGGTGCTGGACGAGGGCGGGCTGGGATACGGCATCCTTGACAGGCTGAACGAGCAGCGTTATAAGGTGCGCGGCGTCAATTTTGGCTGGAAAGCCAAGAACCAGGTCATGTGGGGCAACAAACGGGCCGAAATGTGGGGTGCGATGCGCGATTGGTTGCGCACCGCGGCCATCAAAGAGGACCGGCAACTGAAAACGGACCTGACGGGGCCGAAAACCAAGCCTGACAGCAGCGGAACGCTCTATCTGGAGTCGAAAAAGGACATGAAAGCCCGCGGATTGGCCTCTCCAGACGCTGCAGACGCGCTGGCGGTCACGTTCGCCTTTCCTGTGGCCTCCAGAGAGCGCGTAGAGCGCCCCAGAACGCTTACAATGCGCGACAGAAGCCAAATGTCGGCGAGTTGGATGGGGGCGTAATGGCCGATTACACGGGAATCACCGCCGCAGCCGCTGTCGCCAACGGCGGCGGGGGCAAAAACAAGTCTGAATCGGACGTTTTGGCTACTGCCCGCACCCGGTTGAATCAGGCAATTTCGGCCTACAGCGAGAGCCGGGAAGACGAGATTGACGACCTGAAGTTCTTTGCCGGCAGTCCGGACAACCACTGGCAGTGGCCAGCAGACGTTCTGGCCACCCGCGGCGCGGTGCAAGGGCAGACGATCAACGCCAGGCCGTGCCTGACGATCAACAAGCTGCCGCAGCACGTCCGTCAGGTCACCAACGACCAGCGGCAGAACCGTCCCAGCGGCAAGGTGATCCCCGCCGACGACAAGGCCGACGTCGAGGTCGCCGAGATCTTTGACGGCGTGGTGCGGCACATTGAGTACATCTCTGACGCCGACGTGGCCTACGACACGGCCTGCGAGAACCAGGTGTCGTTTGGTGAGGGCTACATCCGCATCCTGACCGAGTACTGCGACGACAACACCTTCGATCAGGACATCAAGATCGGGCGGGTGCGCAACTCGTTCTCGGTCTACATGGACCCGATGATCCAAGACCCCTGCGGGGCTGACGCCAAGTGGTGCTTCATCACTGAGGACATCACCCGCGAGGAGTACCACCGGCTGTACCCCAAGGCGTCACCGGCCAACACGCTGATGAGTCTGGGCGTGGGCGACCAGTCCCTGAGCCAGTGGATCAACGATGACACGATCCGCATCGCGGAGTACTTCTACGTCGATTACGACACCGCCACGCTGAACCTGTACCCCGGCAACCAGACGGCGTTTGCCGGGTCGTTTGAGGACAAGGAACTCAAGGCAATGTTCGGCAAGCCGATTCGCTCGCGCCAGGCCGACCGCAAAAAGATCAAGTGGTGCAAGATCAACGGCTACGAGATCCTTGAGGAGCAGGAGTGGGCCGGCAAGTACATCCCCGTGGTGCGGGTGGTCGGCAACGAGTACGAGGTCGATGGCCGGGTGTACGTCTCGGGCTTGGTGCGCAACGCCAAGGATGCCCAGCGGATGTACAACTACTGGACGAGCCAAGAGGCCGAGATGCTGGCGCTGGCCCCCAAAGCACCGTTTATCGGCTACGGCGGGCAGTTTGAAGGGTACGAGATGCAGTGGAAGACTGCAAACACCCAGAACTGGCCGTATTTGGAGGTCAACCCTGACGTGACGGACGGCGCGGGCAACACGTTGCCGCTGCCGCAGCGCGCCATGCCTCCGATGGCCCAGACGGGCCTGATTCAGGCCAAGATGGGGGCCGCAGAGGACATCAAGGGCACCACGGGGCAGTACAACGCATCGCTGGGGCTGGAAGGTAACGAGCGCTCAGGCAAGGCCATCCTGGCCCGCCAGCGTGAAGGCGACACGGGGACGTACCACTATGTGGATAATCTGGCTCGGGCTGTGCGTCATGTTACTCGCCAACTGGTGGATCTGATCCCCAAGATCTACGACACGGAACGCATCGCTCGCATCATTGGCGAGGATGGCGAGTCCAGCATGGTCAAGATGAGTCCCATGCAGCCTGAGCCGGTGCGCAAGATCGTCAACCAGCAGGGCATCGTGATCGACAAGATCTACAACCCCAGCGTCGGCAAATACGACGTGGTGGTGGTGACGGGCCCGGGCTACGCGACCAAGCGTCAGGAGGCGCTGGAGGCGATGGCTCAACTGCTGCAGACCAACCCGCAACTGTGGGCGGTGGCCGGCGACTTGTTCGTCAAGAACATGGACTGGCCTGGCGCGCAGGAGCTTGCCAAGCGGTTTGAGAAGACCATTGACCCGCAGATCATGAGCGACGCGGACGAGAATCCGGCGCTGCAAGCCGCCAACCAGCAGATGCAAGCGATGTCCGCTCAGATGGAGCAGATGGCCGGCATGCTGCAGCGCGTCAACCAGTCGATGGAAGCCCAGAAGCTGGAAATCGACAAGTTCAAGGC